AGTGACGAACCCGCTCACATCGGGAATGTCGCCGCTCACATCCGTCACCGCCTGCGCAATGGTCTTGCCGGGGTGCTGTGCATCCCAGTCACCAATGCTGGCATTTGCCTTATCAGCTGCGGCCTTTGCAGCGGTAATTTTGGTATCCTGTGCTGCCTGTCCCTGATTGTAGGTCGTCTTAGTGACGAACCCGCTCACATCGGGAATGTCGCCGCTCACATCCGTCACCGCCTGCGCAATGGTCTTGCCGGGGTGCTCTGCGTTCCAATCACCGATAACTGCGGCGTTCGCGTCTGCTTTGGCAGCATTCGCGGCGGTCTCGTTTTCAAGGCTGGTCGCACACTGGCTGATAGTCTGGCCCGGGTGGTCGGTCTCCCAGTCGCCAATATTGGTATTGGCTTTGTTGGCGGCGTTCTGTGCGGCGGTGATTTTGGCATCCTGCGCCGCCTGTCCGGTCGTGTAGGTCTCCGTTTTCACATACCCAGAAAGAGAATCAGTTACATGCGCAATAGCGTCTTTGTTCTGCTGAATAGCGGTATCCTGTGCAGTGTCTTTGGCCTTGATGTTCTCGATATCGGTCTTGTTGGTGGTATTGTCACCTTCCAGAGCCGTGATGCGGGCATCCTGCGCGGCCTGTCCTGCCGTGTAAGTCTTGGTATCTACTTTGTGATTTGCGATGTCGCGCACCTCTTCCACGTCTGCCGCGATAGCATCACAACGACCGTTCAGGGCAGTATCAGCATTGGCGCGTGCAAGCTCTTCCTTCTGCACTTCCTGCGCAATGGTAGTGTCCGGGAAAGCATCATCCCAGTCCGACGCATTGCTTTCAAGGCTGGTCAGGCGTTCAGCATGTTTTGCGATTTCTGCCGAATTGTCAGCGATGTTCTGTGCGTTGTTGTTGATATTGGTGTTCTGTATGACCTGTTCAGCTTTCAGGGCATTAATATCAGTCTTGTTGGCGGTGATGCGGTTACTCAGCGCGGTATCAGCATCGGCACGGGCCTGTGCTTCGGCAGCATCTGCTGCCTTATAAGCCGCGTCAAGCTCAGAAATAGCCTGCTTGCGGTCGGTGGTCTCCTGTGCGATGGCAGCAGCGTTTGCGGCATCCCCGGCTTCACGGGCCTGTGCTTCGGCAGCGTCTGCCGCCTTATAAGCCGCGTCAAGCTCAGAAATAGCCTGCTTGCGGTCGGCAGTCTCCTGTGCAATAGCAGCGGCGTTTGCCTGCTCTGCAGCCTTTGCGCGGGCAATCTCAGCGTTCAGGCTGGCGGTCAGGTCGGCAACGTTGGATTCAACAGTATCCAGACGTTCGCCCCATGCCGCCATATCCTTTTCCCACTGAGTGACCTTTTCGTTCCAGCCGTTAATCAGGTCGGTGAAATGCTCGTTGTCTTTCTGGAACTGCTCAACCAGACGGGACAGATCAAGCACGGTTTTCTTCAGGTCTGCGAACTGCCCGTTATAGTCGGATGTCTTGACCCAGTACTTTGTCTGCCCTTCCGGGTACGGGGGCAGCTGTGCGCCCTTCGGCACATAGCACTTAGAGGTGTAACAATCGCCGTTATGGATGACAATAGTCAGCGGTTCATACTCCCGCTTGTCGTCCCACTCCACGGGGTCGGCGAAAATCGGCACATACCGTGCACCGATGTACATAGACGTGCCGCCCTTGAACGGGGGCGGGGGGCACGGATGCGGGGGGCATCCGTGCGGATGCGGATGGCAGCAGTCACCACCCGGGGCGTGCGGGGCGCAAGAAATCGGGAAATCATTGCAGTTACAGTTTGCCATAATGAAAATGCTCCTTTCTTAGTAGTAGACGACCAAATGTCCATACCCCGGCTTATCGGGGTCAAGCAGGGTATCAAAGTGCAGAAATTCCCAGCTTGCGGGGATATAAGCGACAAAGTGCCCGTCGTCGTCAAGGCCAAAGAACACAAACCGCACCATCTGATAAATGATATCGGTCATGTTGGTGTTGACCCATTCGATAAACGTATCTTTGGTGAAATCGCCCGCTTTCAGCTTTGCGAACAGCTGGCATGTCGCTTCCTTCAGCTGCGCGGTCAGGGTATCCAGACCATCAAGGCGGGTATCCTGCCCGATATCGTGCTTCCGCAAGGTTTCGGTATTGGTAAGGGCCTGTTTCAGCTGGTTCACCAGCCAATACAGGTCGTACTGGTAATGGTCGCCGGGGGCTGCATACGGGGGCGATGTCTGAAAGATAAACGGGGTACTGATATCGGTATCCTTCGTTTCGTCAGCCATAAAGTTACTCCTTTCATAAAATCCCCCGCTGCGCGGGGTCAGACAGTTAGTGTTTGCCGTTCAGCTGCGCAAGCAGAGCGTCAGCCTTGAGCGCATTGGTGGTGAAACTGTTGTTCTTCCACCATGCAATCAGGGCGGCGACGGTGGTAAAGCCAGCCGTTACCAGCTGTTCCAGCGTTTCCGATTCGATGGGCAGGGGGCTTTTGCCGCACGCGCTCAAAATCTGGTTGACGATGGCAAGGACAAGGACAAGGGTACGGGCAATCGTGCCTGCGGAAATGTGAAGGTCGTTCATGGTTTAATCTCCTTTCAAGTGGTTGATATGTTCTAAATCATCAATACGATGATTTGCGACTTTGATTTGTTCTTCAATGACGGGGATTTTTTCAGCAAAGGAATTGTGTTTGCGGACTTCCCGCGTCAATTCCTCAATTTTCACGTCGGTAACGGCTTGTGATTTGCTGTTAGCAATCAGGACACCCGCAAGGGTGACAATTCCCGATACAAGGGCGGCTATAATCGCGTCCATGGTATGCCCCCTTAATACACATCCAAACAAAACTTTGCATGGTAGTCATTGGCAATCGCCATGTACACGTCAAACAGGACTGTTTCGCGTTCGGCATCAATCATCTGTTGGGTGGTAGTAACGCCGATATTGCCCTGCTTACTCCAGCCGTGATTGTACATGTCGGTGACTTTTTCTTTGCCTACCTCTTTGGCATCTTCGTGCCGGATGTCGTGGGCCTTTGTTTTCGTGTCGGTCGTGCCTTTGGTCGTTCCGTCCGTCTTGCTTCCGGTCGTCTGGTCTTGCTTCCCGTGGGTCTCCGTGTCAGACGTGCCGGTGGTGTTGGTGGTCGAATTGGCTATCGTGGTTGAATTTCCCGTAAAGTCGGTGGTCTCTTTATGCTCTCCATTTTCGGTGCTTTTAAAGGTTTCCTCTGCCACGGTGTGCGTCTGGTCGTCGGGCTGGTAGTCCGGGGCGTTTTCAGGGGAAATATCGCGGGTCACAGTCTGGTCAAGCTTTTTCGTGCTTTCCGTGGTCTTTTTGTCGGTGCCCGCAACGTCCGTCTTGTTGACGGTCGTGGTGGTGCTGGTATCGTCTGTGATAGACTTTCCTTCGGTCTCCGTATGCCCGGTGCCTGCGGTTTCGTCGTGCAGCTTTGTGCTGCCGGTTTCGTGATAGTCTCCGGTCGTTATCTGTCCCACGGTCTGCCCGCTCTTGCCGCGATTGACGGCGGTTCTGTCCTGCGTGGTATCGCGGTCTGTGGTACGGATGTCGGTGGTGCGCTCCTGTACGTCAGTGTTCCAAATGGGATTGTATTTCAGCTGCGTGGTGCTATAGAGTTTTTCCCAGATAGGCATGCTCTCCTGCACCCAATATCGGATAGCGTCCACCATCCAATACGGGTCAGGCCGGTAAAGGGGTGCAAGTCCGTGCTCCCGCATGATGATGTGGATGGCAAGTTCTCTATTCATGCCAACAGGCACTGCAAAATCACGGAAAAGGCCTTCGGGGATATCGCACAAAAGCTTGCATGCGCGGTCGATGGCATCACTGTTTTGGTTCGTGCTGTTCTGGTTCGTCATGCTTCCCCAGTAAATCGGCATCATCTGCACCCCCTTCTCTCAGCTCTGGCGGCTCATTGATTTCGATAGAGATATTGGTTCCATACATATCATTGCACACTTTCACCGATTCGTCAAGAGAAATTTTCCAGACTTCACGACGATTGTACGTTTCAGCGTCCGCGCTGGCGCTTTCATTCGTAACAAGCCGCTCCTTTTTATCGGGCTGCACCCTAATACCCAGTTCACGGTAAAAGTCCTGCAAAGTCTTGCGTCTCAGGTCGTACAAATCAGGAAGGATAAAGTTTTTCGACAAATCGCGATCGAATTGCATGATTGGCAGCTGATACTGTGCGTCAGTCTTGTTCATGACGGGTTTTTGCAGCTGCCCGTTTACTACTATGGCGGGTTTGCCGTTTTCGAGTTGTTCAAAAATGGTTTCAAGAGTGCGGCGGTCTTTGTCGTCTTTGGCGATAGCAGCATAAGCAAAACGGCTGTTTACGACGGCCTGCCGAATAGACACCTCAAGCTGCTGCATTTCGACGGCGTACTTCTCGATGATATCCCAGACCCCGCGATAGTCGGGGGTCAGCTTGATAACGGCGCATTCCGTGCCGATTTCAAGCGGTCTGTCAAACTGAAAAAACGGGGTCTGCACCATCATGCCGCGCGGCTGGAACTGCAGCCCAAAACCCGTAGGTGCACCCGGCTGCACGACAAGGCCGTATGTTTTGGAGTTGAACACAACAGCATAGCCCATGCGCAACAGCTGGTAAAGAAACGCGTCATAATCCCAGCCGATTTGCCCGGGGCCTGCTTCCGGCAGGCCATGGATTTTATAGAGCGCTCGCATACGCTGGAAGAACGACCTCTCCCAGTAGTTGAGAACGTCCGTGCTCAGAGACGGGGGACGAAACCCGCCGCATGCCTGCGTGTCAAATTTTCCCTGATAGCGCTGATACATGGTATCACCTTTCCTTCCTTATTCAATAAAAACACCGCCGTCCATTGCGGCATTGATGTACGCGGTTTCGGCGCTGGTCGCCATAGATGCAGCGACGGAAAATCCGCGCGTCTGGCAGTATCCTGCTGCGGGGGTATCAATTTTCATTACGGGGTGTCCGTACATGCTTTGAAAATTTGTGTCGTCCGTGGGCGGGTAGTAAAGCAGGGTCAAACACGCTTCCATTGACTGCAGAGCCGTTGCGTTTCCGGTCATGCTGCCTGCACACTGCGCAACGGGGGGAATCATCTGCATAACCGCGCCGCCTAAAGACTGCATTGCAGCACCCATGTTTTTGCTTGCAGCGGACGGGTTTTTTATCAGTTCCCCGTGAATAGGGCCGATATCAATCGGAAAGCTTGCTGCGCTGCTCAGTGCACCGCCGCCCACCTGTAAGCCAATACCGATTGCGCCAATGGTCGCTGCAGCCTGATTGCCGGTCAGACTGATATTGCTTGCACCAATAGCATACTGCGATGCAATATTAGCACTGCCTACATATACCGTGTATGTGCCTGCATCCACCTTGACAGAAATGTTACCATCAAGGAAAGAACAACACCATGTGACGGTCAAAGCCGCTACATTGTTCACCTTATCAACAGGGATTGACACGGTTCCGATGAACGGCACATACAGAAGCATCTGGCAGTTCAGCCGTTTCCAGTCCGACACAGGCCACGGGATAGGAATAGAGGTTTCACGCTTGATTTGAGAATGCCCCATGACACCACCAGAAACACCGGTGTTAAAATCCCCCAGATAAACGTTTTGATTGCTCTGCGGGATAACACTTGCCTTAATCGGAATCCAGATGCAGGAGCGGATACAATCCACAGCCGCGCCGCCGTACACAAAGTTCTTTGCCAGATACTTGATAGCCTTATCCGTGGAGCTGTCGGCACCGCTGTAAGTTTCCGTGGTGCTGCCAACACGGGACACAACACCGCCTTTTGCTTCCAATGCCGGCGGGTATGTGTCCACCGTGTTAACCTGTGTTGTTTTGGTCTGCACGTCAGAAATCATCTGTCCAAAATCGGCGGTGATATCCTGCTGAATGCTGTCAATCAGGCGGGAAAGCGCCGTTTTGTTCATAACATAGGTGGTAACACCTGAACTTTTACCGACTGCAGAAAGAATGAAAGCACCCTGCGTGCTATCAATGCATTCGTCCGTCACATCAAGAGCCACACTAGCTACAGTCGGACGCTGTGCCACGTTCTGGCGGCTGTCCTGCACGCGGTAGCTGTCGCCGGATGCATCGAATTTGTTGTGACCGTATACGATGTACGCTTTAGTTTTCTTGATATCGTCTGCAAAGGTCGCAAGTGCATCAATGGTACAGGAGAATTGCCAGTTGTTGGCGTTCAACGCGGTGATGTCCTCTATCCAGTAATATGCGTGAGTTTCCTCGATGTAACAATAGTTGTATTGAGGGGAAATATTCAGACTGTTCAGACGCACGTAAAATACCGGTGCTTCCATACTACAGGCCCGTTTCATGTAAAATGGAAATTCGTCCGGCAGCTCAGACAGAGCAATGCGCTTTGTGCTGTTGAGCCGTTTCGATACTTTGCCTAGATGTGCATGATATCCGTGCTCAATACCTTCGTTATGGTCTGCCATGTAATAACCTCTCTTTCCTTTAAAATAAAACAGGGGCGGCGGTGCGCCGCCCCTGTACATTCAGTTGTCGGGGTTATAATAGAACCTTTTACGGTTCGTCGGACATGAACATAAGGATAGCGTTCTGCGTCGGGTTCTGCGTGTAGTTCATCTTCCAGTGATGCTCCGTGTTGTAGTACTCACCAGAGATGTTGAACGGGGTAGTGTACACGCTATCCTGATAGTAAGTAGTCGCCATGGCCTTGCGATCATACAGCAGGCCCACAACATAGGACAGAGCGACCGCCCCACCCGTCACCTGTTTGCCCGTGTTCACGTCGAACTGCGACGGGATGCAGGAGATAGCGGGTTTGTCGTTGATGTTCTGCCAGAAATCAACACCTTCGTAGTTGCCGAAACTCAGATAGCCCGGGCCAAAAATGGCAGGATAGACCCAGCTGCGCGCGTCGTTGATAAGGGGCTGATACAGCAGCAGCTTCTGTTCGCTCTTCGGGGTGTGACGCAAGAGATGCAGGGTATTGCCGCCGTCGTCGGTGCATACAGGGGTCTGGTGGTAAAGAACGCTGCTGTTTTCCATCAGGCTGCTGGTAGTTTCCAGCCACGACACGAAAAAGGAAAGGAATTCCTGCAGATGGGCGGTCAGCAGGTCATGCGTGGTGTAGGTCGTACCACGGGCCGCGTTGAAAGCTTTGGTCAGGTTCACATGGCATTCGGGGCGGTCAGAGTTGTACAGCGCACCCATAAAGTTAATGACCTGTGCCCGGTTTTCTGCGGTTTTCCACCGTGCGATATCGTTTGCGATTTCGGTAGTCATGGCCGCAAGGAACGCGCTAAACTCGCTTTCACCAATGAAAGCGGTCTTGAGCTGGTTCCGGAACGTGGTGTAGCGCTGGTTCAGCACCTTCTGCCCACCGTAGAACATTTCCAGCGGATAGCGTTTCTTGATTTTGTACATGTCAACGCTGTTGCCGTCCACCAGAATATCGGCATTCTGCGCGGTGTTGATGAACTTCGATTCATCAAAATCACCAGAGAAGAAAGCGATTTCACGGACAAACAGGCCCCATTCCTGCCGGTCGGTCTCGATGCTGGTAAACCGCCCCGCATAAGAACGGCTGGAAATGACCGTGCGCGCAATCATGTTAGAAAGCGCCTGCAGGGTTCCTTCCATGCTCTGGTCAAGACACATCTGCCCGACCTGAATAAAACTGGCGGTGTTGATGGCCTGAATAGTGGCAGTCTGTCCGGTGACTTCCTTTACCAGCGCATTGGCAATGGTGTAAATGTCAGTCGGACGGAACACGCTCATGCCCTTCAGCTCAGGCATGTTAGTACGAGATCTTGCCATTTGTTACTCCTTTCTGCCGTTACTTCACGGCGTTAAAGTCGGGGCTTGCAGGCGCTTCGGCAGGCTGCACAAGCCCCAGAATGATATCTTCCACGCTGGTCACAGGTGCGGGATTGCCCACCGTGCCAGCGGTCGGAACGCTTTTAGCGTTGATGGCAGCGGTCAGGTCTGCAATCTGCTGCGCCATTGCCGCCATAGGGTCAGGGGTCACAGGCTGCTGTGCTGCAGGAGCGGTATCGGGGGCAGAGATAGGGGTACGCTCTGAAGATGCGGGCATCCAGTAGTCACTTGGTTTCGCGCGTTCCAGAGAAAGCATCTGCTGCACCTGCTGTGCCGTGAATCCCATCTTGCCCAAAGCCAGAATGTCATTGATAGTCATATAAAATCATCCTTTCCACCGGCTAGAGCCAGTTCTTACATCGACGTGTGTAAAAGTCTTATAGATGCCGATACCGCCACTATTTCCTAAGAAAATCTCAGCAATTGCGGCGACTTCGGCGGGGGTCTTTGTGCGGACGGGCCGACGCATTTTGTCATAGTGACCCACCCAGATATCTGCAGCCAGCCCATAAAGGTGCTTGCTGCGGGGTGCGCTGCCTTTCTGCTGCCGGTTCCAGCTCGCAGTGCGGAACCCGCTGTTAATGTGTACAGCGTCGCCGCACACTTTGCGGATGTTTTCCAGCAGTTCAACAAGTCGGGGGTCAACTGCTACAAAATCCTGCCCATCGCGGCACTGAAACTCTGAAAGTTTAAAATGCTCAGACAGTCGGGAATTTCCGTCCACGCTCAAAAAATACACGTTTGCCATAAATTCACCCCCTTTCTTGTTTCTGAAAGCAGAACAGGAGCAGAAAGCCCCAGCTGCATAGAGGATGCGGTGTTCTGCTCTCAGAAACGCGGGGGCATGGAAAAGGAAAAGCCAGCCGCGCACCCTTCCGGGGTGTTCCTTTTGTGCGGCTCCCCCGCTCCTTAATCATACACCCTTTAATCTTTGATGTCAAGATATGTTTTGACCTTTAAGAGCGCGGGAACCGACGAAAAATCGACCTGTCCCAAACATATCATAGGACGCAATTCAGGGTGAACGGCCTGCAACTGCGCTGCTGCCTGTGGGCTGCTCCCATAATGCTCCCTGCCACTGTGCGGGGATTCGCAGATGTAGTAGTGCAATTCGTCCATCTGATACGCATACAGTCCAGCAAACGCAAACAGCGGTGTCATGCCTTTCAGGCTGCGGGGGCGCACGTTCTCAAGATTATTATACACGAATTGGTTTTCCATCGCCATTTTGTAAAAGTCGCCTTTGCCTGCAAGATGCTTCATCAGCGCGGTTTGCTTGCGGCGGTCGCTGATACGGTCGCTGTGCGGCATTGCAATAAAAACTCCCGTATCAGTCATACACCATTCTTTTCCGCTCCTTGACATTTTCGCCACAAGATCGGTGCATCCCAGCTGTTCAAGAATCGGGCTGGAAATGTCGAACGCATTCGCTAAAAGCCACATACGCAGGGGCGGTTTCCCTTCCAGCTCTCTATTGCCGCACACTGTTACGTATGCATTCAAAAGCGCTTCACCTTCAGCCTTGCGTTTTGCAATAATACGCTCCGGTATAAATTCATCAAAAACAAGGTCTGAAAATACACTGCCGTTAAAACCGCGAACGCCTGCAATGGACGGCAGCGCCATACCAACGGCGCGTTTATTGCCGATATGCCATTTCTTGCGCCCGTCTTTGTCCTCTTCGTCCGTATATTCAATATCTCCGATTGAATAGGATATTTTACCCGCCTTTAAAATACCGATGTCATACCCCACGGATTGCAGAGCGTTGAACGGGTTTAAATCCGGGTCAGCGGCGACGGCCTGCAATTCGTTCACAGTGCGACGCATATACAGAAAATACTTGTTTTCGTCAAGCATGTATTTCAGCGTGCCGAACGTTTTACCAACTTGACGTTTACCGATGATGATATTGCACCAGCAACCTAAAGCGGCGACAGCCGGGATATTCACCCAGCCGTCGCCGGTATACAGGTCAAGCGCAATATCTTTGTTGCGCTTGCTCATAATTTTATACCTCTACTTCGTCCATGTTTTCGTCGTATGCGGTACGAACGGCAGTTTCAACGGCCTGCGCGGCATCTTCGGCAAAGTAGACACGGTAATTGTCGTAGTATTTGCCGTCCTTGCCCTTTTTGGCGCTGCCGGTGATGAACGTACTCTTTTCACCCTCAACCAGCCGCATACCGTACAGGTCAATGCCGTACAGACGCAGCGTAAAGGTCAGACAGTTGTCTGCGACCTGCCGCACGGTACGCACGACGGCATGCAGATTGTGAAGCATTTCTAAGGTGACGCGGGGGCCATCAGCGGCCTTCTTCGGGGTGGATGCGTTGTTCTTTTTTGCGAATGCCATAATAATTCTCCTTTGTTATCTGTCAGTTATGTTCCATGTGGAACAGCTTACTTTGTGGAACAGCTTACTTTGTGGTATTTGCTGCGATGGTACGCAACAGGTCAATAATGGTATCCTGCTTCTGTTCGATGGTCTGCAGATGGGAAATTGCGGTGGTCTCGTTCGTCTTGACCTCTGCCATTTCATCCACGAAATTCTCGAAAAAGTCGGTCAGCTTTTCGAGAATCTCCTTCAGCTTGTTATTGATGTCCTGCATATGTTCACCCCCTTAGAACATCCAGCGAATAAGGAACTGCAGCCCGGCAGGGGTCGCACGTTCCGGATAAAGCGCGGTCGGCGCTTCCGGGAAGATATCCGCAATGTGATGATTGTATGCCTGCAAGTAAACATTCAGGTCTGCAAGAGACCGCTCCCCAAATGCGTGCGGGTCATACGTGGGGGCGAACGGGAAAGCCTGCCGTGCTGCTTCAACCAGCGCGGGGCGGGGCAGGGGCTGCTGTGCTGCCAGATTCTGCACCGCGTTCGTCAGCTGCCCGGCAGGGTCGAACACAAGCCCGATAACGTTCCCTGCAACATCTTCCCAAAGCTCAACCTTTGAAATACTTGCCATGTCAAATCACCCCGTCCGTAGCGTTCAGCCCCAGCACGTCACGAATGCCCATAATGTCCATACTCTGGACATGCGCGCTGAACTTCGTGCGCTCGTAGTCGTACAGCTTGAACGGCTGTTCAGGAAACGCCGTTTTGAGACGTTCCAGCAGCTGCGCACGGTTCTGTGCATCGACCACACAGATTGTCTTAATACCGTCCTCAAACTTGCAAATTGCGGTCATGTAATAGCCTGTCAGTTTCATAACATTTTTTCCTTTCTGTCTGTTGTGTTGAAACCGGTTTGGTTTCTGATTGTATTGTACCACATCGGCAGCGCTGATGTGTTGACAAACTATGAACAATTTGTGAAAATCTGCATCGTGAAAGCAATAATTTTACCGCTCTCATCTCGTAGTATCCACACATCGGCTCTGCCGCCTTGATTGCTGATCCCCTCTAAATACTCCAAACTCATGCTAATACCTCACATTCCATTAAAAGACTACGTTCATCCGATACCCGGTATTCGCGTTCGGTCATAACGACCCACGACGCGGAAACCGTGGGTTTTGCAAAGTCGGTGCGGGTGCGTATTGGTTCATCATGGTATGCCAGACATTGACCGCCTGCGGGGGATATCAACAAGCCATCTCGCAAGTTATCAATGCTGCCATCAAGGGCTTTTACACCGGCTTTCTTGTTCACTCCCGCGATAGTGCTTTCTATCGTGCCATCTGCATCAACGCACGCATAGCACTTTGCGTGCAAAAACCTGAAAGCCTGCATTCCGTACCGGTCGTGCGGGTGTTCGTCCTCTGCAACGCCAATATAGACTTTGCTGCCGTCTTTCTTTTCAACCACGCAATTCCTCAGCACGCATTGCGCGCGAATAACGGCGTTGTAGTCGTCAATAGCAGATTGTTTTTCCCCCTCAAATTTACAACTGTCTGTGTCCCAATAAATAGCCCTCTCCCACCCAACACGCTTTAGCATATCCCACAGCTTCAAACGGGACATTGAAGCAGTCCACAGACCCCACAAGAAAGGAAATTTCTTTTCTTGTGATTTCTGTATATCGGCATCGTCTTTGCTCTGCAAGTTCATAATCCAGCTTTTGTGCGTGCATTCCAGTGTGTCAGGGTCGCAGCCGTATTCATCACGCACCGTTTTCTGCGCACATGCGCCGAAAATGGTGTTGACGCAGATTTTTGCAAAAGCATAATCTGGACTGCCTTTCTCTGATTCTTTCACACGAAACTTTTCGTAAATCGTTTTACGAAAAGAATCTGGCAAGTAATCCAGCCGAAACGCCACGCTTTCCACCGCAACTATTTTATCATAGGTGTATCCCTCAGTAAACCGCTGATAGTCGTTTGAATCGCAATACCAGAAAAGAGCATCGGCCCCCAGCACTCTACCGTTATCAAGCTCATCAAGGCCCGACACGTCAGGGCATTTACTGAAAGACACACAGGGGTCAGGGCATTCAGGCTTACACCGGGGATTGATAATACAAAGTTTAGCTATCCAGCCATACCCGGCCTTGATGAACTTTTTCAAATCCGATTCCGGCAAATCTGCGGGCAGTGTCACCGGTGCACCGGCTGGAAATTTCCATAGCAGCTGCTGCGACGGGTGCGCACTCTTAAAATCGTAAGAGTTACAATTGATGTAGGTGCGACCGGCACGCCAACGCGTGCCGTGCGTATCACCACCCGCCATGCAGTGATATGCAAGCGCCATCTGCTCACGGTCAAGCTGCAATGCCTTAATAGCTGCCATGCAACGTCTATCCGGCATAATCTCTTTGCGCACTGCTTCAATGACCATGCCCGTATTAGTGTACGGGATGGTCGCCTGATTATAGCCATGCTCTGCTTTTAGGCGTTCAATTGCTTCGTACAGGCCCAACACATCATTGACACAGTACGCAAATTCCGTATCTGTCAAAGGCGTGTCGGGGGTGCGATATACAGTATAATCAAGATCGCCCGCAAGTTTTGCGTGCTTGCAACCTTCCGTTGCTCTGGCAAGACTTTTTTGAAACAGCTTGAAACTGTCCCTAAATTCTATACCATTGTCAAAGCGCAAATACAAGGGTTTGCGGCTCTTCGTATACAAGCTATCAGCCAGACCCCAACGGGCCGTTAACAGCTGCATAATATATTGATGTTCATATCCAAGATTATGCACGTACAACACAAGCCGGTTCTTTTCATTGACTCCCCACTTTTCCACCAGAGTTTCAAGCATTTCTGCCCAGTCCTCAAAGTATCGGAGTACAATGACCTCACCACCAATACAGGTCTGCCAACTGTAAGCAAAGCCGTCCGTATCGGTATTCGTGGTCTCAATATCAAACGTTGCTGTTACGTCCAGATAGCTTGACATATATTTCCGGCCTTTGGTGCGCTTGACTTTTCGCGGACAAACAAGGCGCGGCACATATTCTTTTAAATATTCACACACCCAAACGCCTTGCGACTTTCTCATTTAGGTTATTCTCCTTATATAGTCTAACAGCGCCTGACCTTTTGTCGTTTGGTCGTCGCGGTCTGCTGCTATGATATCTTCCAGAACGTCCGAATTGTTACCGGTAATAGCGTCATAAATTTTATCGCTATCGAAAAGCTTTTCTGCGGCTTTGGTGAAAAATTTCTGCACCGCCATGTCCCATTGCTCTTGTGTGCCTTTGAACCCCCGCTGCACTGCGGTTTGATACCGTGCATCTTTGATTGCTCTTACACCGGTAACGGTGCTTGATTTCATTGTCATAAATTCACGCAGCTGCAAATACTGGTGCTTAAGCGCCGTTCTGTCGGCGCTCTCTTTGGACCGCTCATTAAAACGGGGTTTAATTTTGCCCGGCATCTGGCTTTGTGCGTACTTGTACGCACCTGTTTTCGCTGTGTTGATAACGTCGCTTTTTTCCAGAGCACGCAAGCGCTGATTTGCGGCCTTTGCGGCCTTGCGAATGACCTTTACAAGCTCCGCGTTTGTAAGCCGGTTCGGGTCTGTTGCGTCCGGACTGTAATATGCCCATGTTTGCGGCGCGTACTTTGGCAAATGTTTAGTGCTTCGTGCCATTATTTATACACCTCAATTCTAAAGCCGTCTCGCGTCTCTGTCAACACACAATCAGCGACCCCCGCCGTGCATGTGCGGATACACTCATAAAATTTACGAATTTCGCGGGGGTCTACATACAGACAGCTCGACGCATACCACGCGCCTTTATTGCTCTGATATACATAGATGTGACATACTTTAAATGCCTTATTTCTTGTGGTCATACTTGTTATATCTCCCTTCATTATGCTGCCAATGCCGCAATGCATTGCGGTATTCTACAAAGCCTTTGTCTGATGCATACGCCGTCAAGATGTCATGTTTTTCATCGTATCGGGCCGAACGGATTTTGATATTCTGCCCGATATCGCCCAAATGACTAAAATAATCGTTCATAATTTCACCCCCGCCCCACAGCACACGGCAGAGGGTCAGGTGGTCGGACGTGCCTAAAGTGAACTTGTGATAGTCTTTCAATGTCATACAATTTTCACCTCTTCTGTGTCTCCGGTTTTGATATTACGACGCATGTACCCGACACGCCAGCCAAAGCCGTTATACGATTTAAGAAACATCCAGTATTCATAGCGTCCGTATATTACATGATTTCTTCGGTCAGAAAGCGGATGTATTCAACTGGCAGTTTAACTATTTTCAATGTTACTCTCCCGCCTTTCAAGTTCTGCTATTATTGCTTCGTATGAATCATAACAGCAATAATCAGGATAATCATCAGTGTAACAAGGGCAGCTGCTACAATCTCCATCACAATGCTCGTATCTCTACTTTGCGTAAAGTAATCTTTTCGTGCTTACTTCATCACGTTTCATGGTTCATACTCCTTTACATTTGGTGTTTCTTTCTACCCATATTATACCACAAATGGCGTGCACGTATGTTAACAAATCATGAATGAGAAGACCTTTGGCAATGAAGGTCAATAAA